GGCACAGCGGTGGATTTAGGTACGACCGTGGGAGTAGGAGAAGGGACAGGGCGAAGGGCAGTAGGTATAGCGGCAGGTCTGGGTACGGGCGTAGGTGTCGGAGTAAAAGCAGGAAAGGGGGTAGAGCGAAGGGCAGCAGGGGTGGGCCTGGGCACGACCGTAGGCATAGGTGTCGGCGTAGGATGGGGAGTAGGACGGACAGCAGTAGGGGTAGGAACAGCCAGCGGCTGCCCACCTCTCGCCGCCGCGATTCTCTCGTCCTCTATTCCGGCCTGCTCAAGTCGCCGCTGCCGAACATCCAGCGGCATCGAGATGCCTTGTGCCTCAAGTGCCCGGAAGTACCTCCTGACCCGCTCTACGTTGGTCTCGGAAGGCCGCGCTTTGGGAACAGGCGTTGAGGTAGGGAGATAACGGTTCATAGTTATGTCTAGTTAAATCGGACTGGGTCGAAAAGCCCGAGATGCGCTATAAGTCTCAGTAGTTGGATCGTAACCCTGAGCCATGAAGTGCTTGAACAATTCCGCTTCAGGGTTATCCTGCCTCCAGGCGTCGATGCTCCTACCGACTATTTCAGGGATGTACCGTTGAAACAGCGGCGACACACCGGACATGGCAGCCTGAGTAATAATGTTGCGGGCCGGGGCTTGAAAGCCCATGCCCCCGGCCGTTTCGAGGGCCATCCTCGCAGCCTGCTGCCCTTCACTCAAATCCTCCAAAGGAGTAGTGAATAGAGGTCGAGTCCTCCCAATCGCGGTCTGGAACTGTTGGGGAGTATACGTCGAAGGATTACTACCGAGGAACTTCTGAAAGTCCTGGTACTGGACTGGGCCTTGGAAGTCGCCGCCAAGTGGCACACCTGCCTCTCTACCCGCCTCTCCCAGTACGAATTGGGCGCTCAACGGGTTGAACCGGCGCTGCTGTATGCCCCGGACCAGAGGAGAGGCAAAGCGACTAAACGGACTGGCGGCCAGCGCACGGTCGAATAGCATCTGTCTACCCGCACGATAGTCGGTGAGGGCTTGAACAGGCTTTAGAGCACCAACATCGGCGAAATCGTCGTCGGCGACGCCGTCGGCGGCGATGGGATCAATCTCGACGCCTATACCAGCACCAGGGTTCTGTATCGTGTCTATATCAACTCCATACGTCTCGTCATACCCTCCAGTGTCCAGGCCCTGAATGAAAGTAGCAATGTCAGAATCTTGCCATTGACTGAACCCTTCGTTTCCTGGTGTCTGGCTCAACGCTTGTATAGCGGCCATAAGATTCCGGGGATAAATCAAGCCCGCCCTATAAGCCCGTACCAGCTCCCCGAAAGAAGTAAATCCTGTCAGTTCCTGTGTCAGTGCCATTTTCTACCTCCTAGAACGTAATGAACCTAGTACGCGGGTTGAAGCGCGACACCCCTGCTCCTCTTTGGCTTGGCGGCAGGCTTCTGAACTCTCTATCGAAGTCTATATTCTGCACGAAGTCCGCGAACCTCTCCGCGGGCGTCTCCCCACCGAGTATCTGTTGGCCCATAGAACCGAGAAACTGGTTCTGGAACCGCCTGAACTGCCCCTCATAGAACTGCTTCTGGGTGGGACTCCTCCCAAATCTGGGGGCCTGGCTAAAGAAGGCCGCCTCCATGCCAAGGCCGGGCTCCTCCAGAAAGTCAGTGAATACGCCAGGGTCTAGAAACCCGTTCTGCATAGTCATTATAGCGGCTCTCCTCTCGGACCGACTAGTCCACTTTCTCTAGCCCCTGGCCGGGGGCTGCCAGGAGGCATTAACGGCCCTACCTGCGGAGTGGGAATTGGAGGAGGCACTCCCAATTGGGCATTAGGGGCCACCCGCGGGTCGAATCTAGGTCCGGGGGGGACATTACCGCCGCCAGCGGGGCCGGGGGCGGCGCCCGGCTGTCCGGGGGCAGCTCCGCCTTCCTGTATGAACCCCGAGGCTATCATTTGCAGCTTATGAAGGTCAATCTCCTGCTTTAGTACCTCCAGTTCAGCCTGACGCTGCCAGATTTGGGCCATTATATCATCGCCTTCTGCGGCAGAAGTACGCATAAAGGAGAATGCTGTGGAGACCGAGGAGGACTTCCTGGCTAGCTGTGCCTTGACCCGAGCGTCCACGTTATCAGGGTCTTGCAGCTCCAAAACCCGCTCCCGAATGGTGCGGTGGTCCAGGATAGGCTCATCACCATCCGACGCCATCTTCGCAATGGCATATTTGGTCTGGTTATCGCTGGGTAGGGCGGCTACCAGCTTGATCTCAATGGCGGGCAGTCCCTTGAGCGATTCAGGCTGAATAGTCTGGCTAAACCACTCCCGGTTGTTATCAAACCCGTTGACCTCTACGGCGCTAAAACCGCCAGAGACGTACTGGTCCAACAGGCCGTTGGAGATTTGCCGGAAAGCAGTCTCCATTGTCCATAGGAAGGGTTTGATGATGGTGGAGAGGGACATTCCCAGTGTGTTGATGGCGAAGCCGGAGAGTTGGAACTGGAGTTCGCCAAAAGCGGTATTGGGGAAGATTCCTCTCTGTTCCTCTCCGCCGAGTATACCCAGGAGGGCCATAGTGTCGTTAGTGGACGTTAGCATGTCCAGAACTTCCACTTTGTCCGTGGGAGACAGGCTGATAGTAGTGCCCGTCTTAAACGGGTCTTCAACGAGGGTCTTGGAACCGTCCGCAGAGGTTACCAGCAGGACTGGTTTACGGCCCCGGGAGACTAGTTCCAGCAGTATGGACTTAATGAGGTTGGTCTTAGCGTATATGCCGCGGTTAGACGCGAATATACTGTCTCCCACGGCTGCTAGATTAGTATTAGTGTCCTTAAAGCCGTTCTGGCCGTTTGTTCCTACGCTTATTTGCGGCGCAGAAGGATTAGGAACAAGGTATACGGGGGGAAAGTTCGCCCCGTGCAGGGTGGCGGGCTTTAGAACCTCGTATTCAGTAACGACTTTATTGATCTGGCCGTCATAATAATCAAATACAGAGATTAAGACCTGGTCTTCGTCCTCATCGGATGCGGCGGAGAGACCGTGGAGACCGAGATCGATGTCCTTACCGTACTGCTCCTTGATCTGGCGCCTGGTTTTGCCCACTTTGCAACAGGCCCATGACAATCCGTCTGCGCCTAACGCCCAGGAGACATCGCGCGGGTCCCACGGGGTGATATCCACAGTGGTGTGGCGATCTTCTTTCTGCTTGACCAGGCCGTACCTACCGGCCACTCCGCCCCGAATGGTAGCAAACCAGGCCATAGAGGCTTGCAGACGCATCTCTCTTAATCGTTCTAAACGTTCGTTGGCGGCCTTATGTAGACCTATCCAGACTCTCTCCTTGTCGTTGTGACGACCCCGGTCTTCGCGCTCAGCCTCTCCTTCAGGGACTCTGGATATAATCTCAGAGTCAGAAAGGAGTGCAATGGCCTTGTCGGCGTTGGTGCGGGGGTTATTGGAGGTGTACTTCTTGTACCCCTGGTCCTCATCGTCTTCGGGCTCATACTCCACGCCGTCCCATAGGTCGTAGTCAGCGTCCATTCGGGCGTGGACATCGGAATAGATGTGCTCGAAGGCGGTTACCTTGGCGACTATCTGAGTTGGAGTTGGGCTATTAGGTCGTCGAGCCATTATTCCTCTCTTTTACCACCGTACCACCTTAAAATGGGAGTTATCGCCCCTCATAGTATACCCGAACATAGCGACAAGACCATTTTTGACCGCTGACACGCCGTGGTTGTACTTATCTTCCGGCACTGTGCCGACCACGTTCCCTTCCCGGTCGGTTTTCCAGCGGTAGGCGAGAGTTTGTCCCAAATAAGGGCCTTTAATCGGGAATCCGGCAGCCCCGAACTCGCTCAAGATGCCCTGACACTTGATAGAGAAGGTTATGCGGGGACAACCAGTCACCGGATCGGGCTTTAGAAACGATTTCAGGCGCTCATTGCCGTCGTGAATACGAACTCGCTCTCCTCCAGCGACAAGACCGGTCTCAGCCATCCAGATTTCGGCCACAGAGGTGTTGGAGTGATGCTGGTCTTTGTAATGCGGGTCAGAGACAAGCACCCTCTCTGATCTCCACCACGGTCTGGCCTTGCAGATGTCTATGATCTCAGTGGTGATAAGGCCCTGAACATATATCTCCTCGAATACCCGTATCTGCCGGAAAGGGGTGCCGTCCGGGGCGTAATCGGTAACTTCCTGAGCGACCTCAATCGCATGAGGAGAGGAGCCGTAGCCCGGGTCTTCCCAGATGTACACGGTATCGTCCGGTATCCAGGAATGCTCTTGTATATGGATGTCCGGGCGAAACTCGTAGAACACCAACCCGGCGGGCGGAACACGTTTGCCGGCGATGCGCTCCATGAAGTATTCGTCGGAGTTCTCCCTCTCTATCCGAAGTATCTCCGGGTCGTTACGACCACCCGGATACTTATCCAGGTTGTCCCAAGAAGGCAGTTCAAAGCTCTGCTTGTCATCTACCCCGCTCGCCCAGGCATCGGCCAGCATGGGAAACCAACCCAAAGAACCCTCAAGCGTGCCAGGCAGCAGGAGCCAACCTCTATTCGGCCCAACCCGCCCTTGAAGCCGCTCGTAAGTAACTAATCCCAACTGACCGGGCTCACACGCAATAATACCGTTCGGCGCCGTCTTGGCCAGCCCCCGCGGGTCTTTACCAGAAGACTTAGTCTCCACTCGAAGAACCGCCTTACCCCTCGGCGTCTCCCGCAGCTCAATATATCCCGGATCAACTTTTTCCGTCCCCTTAACCCTGCTCTCCCCAAATAGCGTTACGAGCGCATCCTTGATATACCTGAACTCCTCAGTCGTCTTATCGTAGTCCGCACCCACCA